TTTGAGTACTCAGTAACAGGGCTAACAGCAACGCCAGTAGGATTAGCTTCAACAATCTTGCCATCGCCAATGTAGATAAACGCATGGTTCCAGCGAGATACCGTTCCTAGTCTGATGAGTTTGGCAAAGAATCCGTTACCTCGGATTACTCCGTAATCACCAATACGTGGCTCGTAGGTCATTTATCTTCCTCTAGCAAATCTTGTAGATGTTCAATCTCCTGTTTCTCAAGTTTGAGAATGTGGCGGATGATAAGAGCATCACGCTTGGTCTGACCAATCATGGCGATACCGATAATAAGTTCAACTGTTACTGCAAGCCATGAGGCTAGGTTCATCCACTTGACATAAGATGCGTCATCGCCAAACCAATGTGGGCGAATCCACCAGATAATAGTTACGGTAGTCCAGCCAATAACAAAAAACCAGTTGCGGATAACGCCCTGTACCCACCAAGAAATCTGTTCGCTGAAGGTAAGGACATCGCCAGTTGTTTCGTGGATGTACTTTTTCTTCAGTGGATTACGCATTATGCTCCCTGATGTGTTGCTCAAACTTGCCGTTAAGTACGCCTACTTCTACCGCTATACCTTGCTGGCGCTCAACTAATGTCTCTACCATTGGAATAACTTGTTTGCGGATAGCATCATTAAGAGAGCCACCTGAGTTTGGCATTACCTCATGCTTGATGTGCTTAATATCGCTCATCTCTTCACGTAATACATTCTGTACGCCATGCTTAAATACATACCATATTCCAGTACCAGTGGCACCAATTGTAAATACTGCGTTATAGGCAATTGTTGTAATGTCTGTGCTGGTCATTGCGGTTCTCCCTGTTTTATAGCGTACGGAACTGTAGATAAATGATTCCACCAAAGCCTTTGAATCGGCGATCAGGTGGAGTCATGCGTTCAAAGGTAATGCTCTCAATGACACCTTGGACAGTCTCATTGTTGGTAAAATCTTGCAATGTAAGGACATTTCCTGGGCCTTCAAGGGTTTCAATGGCAAGCAAGCGTTCAGCAGCACGACCTTCATAACCAGTGGTCATGTTGTATCGGTCGCCTTCAAAGTCAAAGTTAAGAAGCGGCAAGGTAATCATGCGGGTACGGTGAACCGCAGGTAACGCCTTTAGTTGGTAGCCGTTAAAGGTAGTTGCGGCAGACAGATCCGATGTCGGATAGATTGTAAACTTGAGCGCAAGGGAAGAGCGCTCAGTCTGTAGATTTGTAGCAATATCAAGGCTGAGATTGAAGTTTGGATCAACGGTAATGATGTCCGTTGTCGTTCCATCATCAAGAACTGTTGACACCTTGATGTTAGACACCACTGGGTTTTGAGCAAGGAGCTTAACCAACTTGAAGTGCTTGTCCTCAAGGGTAAGGAAACGGATTAAACCAGTCTGGATATAACCAGATGCAACCAAAGTGTTTGCCTGAACATAAGTGCCAAGGCCAGTTACGCCAATAGCCAATTTATTGCTACGGCCATAAACCGCTACGGCAACTGCATCATTGGTTGATGGCACTTGTAAATGAGTGGCATATGCCATTTGGTTGACGCTAAGGTCACGACTAAGATCAATCTTAACTAAGCCAGATTTTAACGTGCCAACACCATCTGAGTCAATGTAATTGCTGACCGTGCAGTAGGCATAGCGATCATTGAAAGCGATGCTGTAGCAAGGACCGCCTGCAAGGTTTGTACCGCTGGCTGGGTCATAGCCGTTGGTGACAACGGTGAGTGGGCCGTAGGTGATGTAACCTGATGAAACGAATCCTGATGTATCAATCTGTCCTACACGAATACCCTTGTTAGTTCCAAAGACCATGTACTTGCCAACGTATGCGCCAAGGGAGTAAATCAATTCACCATTTGGCATGTCAGCTGCGGTGAGGGCTTTGGTTAAGAGTGGGACTTGGCCTGTTGTGTCCAAAGACAAGCGGTAAACGCTACTGCTGCTACCTGCATAACCGCCAATGTAGATGGCGTTAGGGCCTTCACAGATACCAGTCCATACCCAGTTGGAGTTTGGGTGGGCGTAAATTGGCAGGTTGTTATTGCTGGCAAGGACTGCGGTACCTGTTAACCCTGTGGCAAATGCTACGTCAGCATTGTTATGGTAAAACGATACGCTTGTAGGAGTAACTGCTGTTACTGACCAGGTGCCGTTGTATGCCGCTGAGATGCTGGCTACTGTGATCTGGCTACCAACTGAGAAGTTGTTGGCAGTTGATGTGGTTAGCGTGGCGATATTTGTAGATAAACCAGCAGCTGTAACTGTGTAAGAAGTAATCGGGCTTACTTCGTAGATGTAGTTGTTAACGCCAGCAATTAAGCGTTGCTTAACCCAACCAAGTTTTACACGGGTTGTGACAGTGCCAACGGCTGATGGGTAGGTGAAGATAGATGTACCAGAACCGCCTGCTAGTGTGCCACGATAGATGTCTGTAGTAGATGCGGCATAGTAATACTGGCCATCGGTTGCAATATCAAGGATATTGCCAGAGCCACCCCAAGTAATGCTTGTGTTGCCCGCAGGGGTAATGCGGGTAAGGGTGCCACCGTCTGCTTGGAACAAGACATCGGTTGCATTTACCGCATCGTATCCGCCAACAAGGAATGGGCGGTTGGTTGCAGCTTGGGTAAGTGTGACATCTGGAAGCAGGGTTGTCTTGCCGATGTTAAAGACATCTACGCCAGCTGACTTGTTGAAACGGTAAGCAACTGTCTCGCCTTGGATTGGTTCCTCAAAGCGAATACCAGCGCCGTAGTGGAATGAGGATTGGCTACGAAGCCACCATGAGGTAAGCGTTTGCTCGCCTGGTTCCTTCTGCATATCAATTTGTTGCTTGCGGTACTGGGCAGTCTCACGCTTGTATGGATACTTCTCGCTAATGCCAAGGAAGAATGGGATACCGCCGACAGCCACATCATATGTGTTAGAGCTGTTGATGTAGGTGGTTCCGCTGGTTACTGATGGTTGACCAACTGGATCAACTGGACGCTCTGCAATATGGATTTTGCCGTCGTATGCCACACCTACTCCTTAGTTTGTTCCAATAAAAAAGCCCCACCGAAGTGGGGCTAGGTACTGCTAGTTACTACGCCTTGGCTGCGTTGAGCAGGTTGTTAATATCGTCTTGGGTTAATCCAAGAGCGATTAACTTAGCGTTAGTTGCAGCAAGAGCTGCTGCCTTTGCTGCGTCTGCTTCGGCCTTAGCCTTGGCATCTGCCTCAGCCTGTGCTGCTGCTGCCTGCTGTGCGGCAATCTCTTCCGCTGTAAGTGGGCGGGTAGTTACTTCCTGTGTCTCACAATTTACCTCTACGGCAACTGGTGTATCAGACATTTTCGTTCTCCTTTAAGTATTGTGGTGCATATTGATTAAGTATTTCTAACGCATATTGAATTTTATCTTCAACTCGTTGTCCTGCTGGCTGTGCTTTAGACCAAAGTTCCAGATTTTCTATGCGATTATCTGAACGATTACCATTCTTATGATGGACAGTCTCGCCTTTGGTCAATAGTCTGCCAAGATGATGCTCCATCACAAGTCTATGTTTGCCTACAGCATTAGTTCTTTTATGCGGGTCTGACACATAAATATATCCATCTTGTTCGTACCATCCTTTTTCAAGGGTGACAGATGGGTCGCCATGTTTTTTATTTCTAAAATAGTGAGTTAAGCAATAACCCTTTGCATTATGAGGATTTTGGCAACCTTTATATTTGCAACCAACTTCTGCCCTTGATGATTTGCCACGCTTGAATTTCCTTGGGTCGCCAGTCCTCATCCAGCGTTTGTAATGCATGTCGCACATTTTGCGGCCCATTACTTTTCTACCACAATTGTCTATCTGGCAACCAGCTGTATCTTTTGGTCTAGGCATAAGGAGATTGTACTGTATCTGTCATTGTATTGCTCCTTAGTTAGTTGTGGCTTAAATGCCGTATAAGTAAAAACTGGAATTTGCGAGTATATTTACACCACTTGCCGCCGTTAGCGTTAAACTTGCAATAGCGGCTGTGTTAGATAATAAAAATGCTTTTATATAATTTCCCCAACCAGTTGTTGAGTTATTTTCAGCAAGTGAGTTTAACGACATCGGCTTATATGTTGAGCCAGCATAATTTGGAACATACAATTCACCTGATGAAAATGTGTTGCTTGTCGCAGGCGCACCTTCTACATATTCGTGATAAAACCAGGCTACTCCTGTGTTATTGCTAGATAATGTGCTGGAATCATATCCAAGCAAATAAGTTTCTGAATATCCTGTCGTTAAACCGTTGAAAGTTAAACGAAGATTAGTTCTTGCGCTTGATGATAAATCAGTTCTAACGCTCGTTTTCAACACCAAATCCTTATAGGTTTGCGGAATTGACGAGAAGGTAACGGATGCGGCTGATGAGCCGAGGACTTGGGATGAGATGAGTGTGTATGTGGACATTAGGCAAGCCTCTCAGGTGCGTACTGTTGGAGTATTTCTAAAGCATATTCCACTTTGTCCTCTATTCTTTGGCCAGCGGGTTGAGCCTTTGACCATAGTTCTAAGTTTTCAATTCTGTTATCATCTCTGATACCGTTTTTGTGATGCACTGATTCAGTTGGCAGTAATGCTCTACCAAGATGCTCAGCCATCACAAGCCTATGCTCGTAAGTATATCTGCCATATTTTCCATTACCAGCAGTTGTTCTTATTTTGACATATCCATCTTCGTACTTTTTTCCTATATTTATTTTTACTGATGGGTCATTGTACAAAGACCAACGACGATAGTGCATTTGGCAATAGCCTCTTGCAATAATTGTTTTATTACAATCATCCATTGTGCAGATTTTATCTTTAGTATCAGGCACTTTTTATTCCGTAGAGTTGGGCTGTAGTGCCAGCATTAATATTTGAACCAGTTGTTAAATATTGCATTGTAATACTCGTTATTGCAGAAGTGCTACGCCATAATCCAACAACTCTATCTGTGTTGCCACTGCCATTCTTGTCAGAACTTGTCGTACATAAAACTGTTTTGTATGTGCTGCCAGTGTAAGAAAAAATATCAGCAGTAATAAATTGCGGAATTGTTATTGATGAACCGCCATAGTTATTTGTATATAACGATGTATCGCTAGTTCTATTGCCACTAGCGGCTGAAGTTCCATCGCCAACCAAATATGTCATAGAATAATTTGTTCCAGAATCAGCATTAAATGTTAATGTTAAATAACGATTTGCCGCTGATGAGTTACCCACAAACACCAACCGCAAATCAGTCCAACTTGCCGCGATAGAGGAGAAGGTAATAGATGCGGCAGCAGTGCCTAATGTTTGCGATGCGATTAAATCGTAAGTTGCGGTAGCCATTAGTTAATCCCATACAGAGCGAAGGTTGTGTTGGCGGCGAAATACTGGTACCAAGAGTTGATAGTTATAGATGTAATTGCAGAGGTGCTTAACCAAACTGCCGAACTAAGCGCAACTCCAAAGTTTGTACTTGTTGTATTGTTATTGCTTCCAGAAAATACCCTTACAGTTTTGTTTTTTGTAGTGGATGCATAGTCGTGTATATCCCAAATAGACACACCCCATGTTGCTGTGTCGCTAGAACCGCTATTTGGCTCTCCATACTTGGGAGAGAAGTTTATTGTCGGCGCACCGTTAGGGTTTGCTGCTGTAACCGCTGTGCCATTTCCTGAGAGTGTGTGGGTAACATAGTTTGAACCTGTATCGCCATTGAAGATTGCACTCATAGAATTATCTGAAAATGTAGTTGTTGCTAAATCTTTTGCAATAGCACGAATCTGCAATGATTTGTAAGTTCCAGATATTCCAGAAAAAGTAACGGATGTTGTAGTTGAGCCGCTAACCGTCACCGTAGCAATGTTGTAGAAGGAGGATGGCGGAATAAGGTGACCCGAAATTTGCGAGGCGTAAATACCAAGAATAGGTGACATTATGCAAGGTCCCCTACTACTAACCAGTTATTGGCGCTTGTCTGGATGCACGAAGCGGCTGAATACTGCACACGAGTTTTTGGGGCAGATGGAGTTGCACCTGTAGAAGTAATCGTCACACCGCTTCCTTGAGTAATCGTTGTGGCACCAGCGCCAGTCTGTGCAAAGTTTAACACAGTACCGATTGGAAAAGCCACAGACGAGTTAGGCGGAATAGTCACCGTGTTGGCAGAAGCATTTGCAATAGTGACAAGGGTGTTATTGCCATCTGCCAAGACAAAGGTGTAGGAAGCAGTCTGGGCATTGACAGCAAGGGCTGGAGTGACGTTGGTATTGGTCAGTAAGGAGACGGCCATTAGAGTGTACTTCCCGTCGCAATAAAGTCAGTGTTGCCTGTGGTGGAATAGACGGTTAGAACATCGCCATTGGCTAATGTCCATCCCGGCTGCTCAACTAAGGAACTGCTGGCTGGAATGGTGTAGTTGTAGAAAAGGTAGTAAGCAGAACCACCAGACTTGGTGATGCTGACACGGATTGAATCATTGGTTCCGCCACGGTTGCAGGCATTAAACGATGCAATGATGGTTCCGTTAGTTGAACCAGTTACTAGCGTTGTTGATCCAGCTGCCGATGGGGTTGCGTTGCCGAGTACGAGATAGGCTGCCATTACGCCAAGTCTCCAATCAACTGAAAGGTGTTGGTAGCCGTGCAGACGATTGAGGCTGCTGAGTATTGGACACGCAACTTGGTTCCTGTGCCTGTGACAGTTGAGGTTCCATCGCCTTGGACAGTTACCTGTCCTGTGCCAATCTGCTGAATGTTGATAATCTGACCTGCGCTAAAGACACCCGCTGGGACGGTTAGGGTGATAGCACCTGAGTTGTTGAGCGTAACCAACTTGGCTGCATCGGCTAGGACTGGGGTGTAGGTAATTCCAGTCTGGGCGTTAATGCCAATGGCAATCGTTGGGGCTGTGCCAAAGACTAGGTTGCCAGAGCCTGTCTCGTCTGTAACAAGGGCTGCGAGGTTGGCTGAGGTTGATGTACCAAGGAAGGTTGCCAAGGCTCCTGTAACGCCGTGTGCGCCCGCTGTAAGGGTTGTACCGTAGTGGGTCTGGGCATCTGTCAGATCCTGAGCTGTAATGACGTGGCGGACAACAGCGCCAGCATTATGGCTTACTGCTGTAGTTCCGTTATACCCACGAGTAATAGTCAGGGTTAGACCCGACACGCCAGTGACGGTGACAAGTTCTTCAGCCGCTGTGTTGTAGTCAAGGGCAAGGACAAACGGATAACTGGTTGGGTAGCCAGTTGTGCCAGCAACCGTAACGGTAGTGGATGATGAAGTGATACCACTGGTAATAGTTGTATCTTGCGCCACAGCGCTGTAGTAACGAGATGCCATTGGTTGTCCTTAGCTTGTGTAGTGCGTGCGAGGTGGGTACTGCTCTTGAAGGCGACGTACTTCAATAAGCAAGCGCTGTTGGTACATCTGTTGAATTGATCGTCCGATATTTGCAGCTGAGCCAATTGGATCTGACTGACCTTGTGAGTCTGCTTCTGCTGTCTGGGCTGGGACACGGCCAAGATCTAGGTACATCGCTGTACGGTAAGCAGCGCCAAGGACAATGACTTCACGGGCTGATTCTGGCAAGCCAGTAAGGCTTGAGAAATCATCTGTGTCGTAGGTAAGCGTTGATGGCTTCTTGGTGTAAGTAACCATCACTGTACGACCAGGAATGATGCCTTCACGGATTGAGATGGTCTTACCGCTGTTCCAATAGGTTGGGTTAGCCATACGGTCTACACGGTAGTGGCGCACTGGGAGCCATTCCTTAGATGGGCCGATGGTCTGCCATGAGCAACCAAGAATATCAATTGCCTCTTGAGGCAAGACATAGGTAGTTACCGCAGCTTGGAATGGAAAAGTTGTGTAGTAAACGCCGAACAAATCTGGGTAGACCGCATCAATGGCAAGGTTAACGTTTCGGCGGATAACTGATCGCGGAAAGGAAGGCGTGATAGTCACACGAGTACCAGAACTGTGAGTAGTGGCTACCGTGTCACGAAACCCTCGGCCATATGATGGGACAGTTGCCGTATTTGTAGTACGGTCAAATGAGTCCACCCAGATAAGTTCATCGTCAATCTCAACCAAACCACGGGTTAGCACGGTGCCATCGGCAACTGTGAATGTGGTGGCGGTTGAACTTAATGATGCTGTGAGATATGTGGCTTGATCCTGACGGTTTGTATAACCAGTCAGGGCAAGAGCCGTCTCGTCAATGATATTTACAAATGTTGTCACGATACGATCCTCGCTGCCGCTTCATTTTCGCCAAGGCCAAATGTGCCAGCGAGTAGGTTCAAAATGCCTGGTGTATCTTCAAGATAGTTTTTGCCACCATGGCGTGATGCATAGATCTGATTAAGCACGTCAATGCCACGAGTAGCATTGTGTGAACCAAGAACAACTGTTCCCCACTTGAGAGCAGCACCATCAAAATCGTACTGTGGTACACCATTGATAATGGTGCCTGCCAAACGATTGAGATGATATGTTGCAGTTAAGCCGTCTCCTGATGCCATATCAGATCCTTTCTAAAATTGGTTAGTTACTTAGTTCCGCCAACGCCGTCATACTGACCGTATGGATCTTGTGGCTTGCCTGATAGCTTGTCGCCAGTCTTGCCGATCATGTTGCTATTGCAACCGCACTCTACGCACATGTTATTTACCCTTCTTTGCTGGTAGGACTTTCTTCAAATTTGGATTAGCCTTCTTAGCGGCTGGTGATGCCTTACGAGTTGATGAAGCAAGAATTGCTCCAGCTGACTCCATTGATACGCCTGACTTCTTAGCAATAGACTTTTGCGCTGCGGCAAAACCCATACCCTTCTTAGCTGCCATTAGACAACTCCCGCTTCTGTGAATGACTTTGCAGTCTGTTTGTTTATCTTGCTTGTCGCTGGCATTACGTCAGCGTTGTATGCCTTGCCTAGAGTTTCGCTTGCCTGATGGGCTTCACGAATAGCCTGTGTGGATGTACCAGCAGGTTGAATACCCTGCGCTCTTGCATCACGATAAGATTGAAGTTCCTTATCCCACTTCTTCTGGGACATAGAATCGGCTCGTCCAGCGTCTCCTGTGTTGAGTTCTAGTGTGCCGAGNTTNCAAGCAAAGCAACCATCAACATAAACGCTATGCTCAAAATGATCCGATGGTNNTTCCTCATAAACGAATGGGGTGGNACTAACTTCGCCACACTCTGAGCAATCNTATTCAACTGGGACGGAATTGTACTTCTCATCCATTCCCCATTTGCTTACCCTGCTTGTATGCTGATGTTGCATTTTTGACTTCCTCAAAGAAAATTAGGTTGCGCTGTATGCGCTCGTTTTCAGGACCGTTAGCCTTCACCGCTTCGCGTGTGAAAGTTATTGCTTCATCAATGTGCTTGAGATTGTAAGCAGCGATTCCTGCAAGGTCGTAGGCTTTCCAATCCCAGACTGCTGATTCGTAGCAGTAGTGGTTTGACCTAGGAGATTCCAAAGCGTTAAGAGAGGCATCTAGGCATCTCTGCCATTCTTGCTTTCGGTACGCATCCATTGCCACACCGAACTGCGGCTCACCTTGCACGGGAAGAATGTCTCTGCCTTTGTCATACCACATACGAGCAGATTCTTCTTGGCCAAGTTGATGCGCTGCTTCTCCTGCCCATCGGCAGACAGCAGCACTTTCAACATCCCAGCCCTCGTTCTCTAACTTGCGTTCAGCTGCCTTGATAACATCTTCCCACTTGGAGTAGAAAAAGTATTCTCTGCACATATAAGTCCACATGCGTGGATCTTGGGGAAATTCTTTGACTGCCATTTCAAGCAGTTCTATGTATTGACCGCGTGACTTTGTGTTGTCTGGCAAATGCTCAATAACAGCATTGCGGATGTCGCAGTCAATCGTTTCGTGTTTGCCGTAAAAGACTTGCACTTCATGGCATGGATACTTCCATGTCCAATTCCATCTGGTATGAAGCCGATCACGTTCCCATTTGTTGTCATCGGTTTTCATGGTGATCCAGCCTAGGTCAGCACCTGGCTTCCACTTCTTACGAACCTTCTTGAAGAAATCGGGTTCTGGCACTTCATCTAAGTCTAAGATCAAACAGACATCAGCATCTTCTGGCACTAACGCAAGTGCTGCATTACGAGCCATATCAAACCTAAATGGCTTGATGTTGATTTGATGAACTGTTACTCCCAGTTCTTTAAGTTTTTCTTGTGTGCCGTCCGTGCTACCAGTATCAGCAACAACAACATAGTCAGCCCCAGCACAGGCTTTCGCAAAGCGTTCCGCATGAAGAATCTCATTCTTTGATATTGCATACACAGCAATCTTCATGATATAAGCCTATCACATACCGCCAAGCATTAGTATGTCGTAAAGGTTAGCTGCGCCTGTAGCACCTGTTGAACCCGTTGACCCTGTGTTTCCCGTACTACCTGTAGGGCCAGTCGGTCCTGTCGCACCAGTAGACCCGTTCGTTCCAGCCGTACCAGTGCTACCAGTAGCGCCTGTTGCGCCCGTGTTTCCAACTGCCCCATTCGTTCCAGCAGTACCTGTAGCCCCTGTCGCACCCGTGGCTCCATTGGTTCCATTTGAGCCAGTAGGTCCAGTTGGTCCTGTAGAACCGTTGGTACCTGCTGAGCCTGTCGCACCTGTTGGGCCTGTAGTCCCAGTTGCTCCGTTAGTTCCTGCGGTTCCTGTGGCACCCGTTGCTCCTGTCGCTCCAGTATTTCCAGTTAGTCCAGTTGAGCCTGTGTTACCTATGGCTCCTGTGTTACCTGTATTTCCTGTTGCTCCAGTATTGCCTGTGTTGCCTGTTGGTCCAGTCGGTCCAGTAGAACCAGTGTTGCCAGTAGAACCAGTGGCGCCAGTAGCGCCAGTATTGCCGTTAGCGCCATTTGCACCAGTTGCTCCTGTCGGTCCGAGTTGGGTGTACATAATCTGCTCAACGTGAAGATTNACACTAGGNGATGCAGGGCGAGTTGGTGATGTACCTGCCGATACAGNCAACAATTCCATATAAGTATTTTGTGATGACCAATAGAATTGAATGTAATCGCCAGCATTTACGGTTANTAAATCTTCAATGTTTGCAAGCACTTGGTTATTAACACCAGCAGTTGTAAAGACTGCCGTTGACTCGGTTACGGCTGTGCCGTTAAGTGCATACCAAACGTTAACCTGATAGTTGCTTCCACCGCCTGTGGTAATGAACTGACCTAAAAGGTTTACTGAGTAAGTTCCAGCATAGGCAAAAGTTATTTGACTGCTTGAAACAATACTTACACCGCTTGAACCAGCATTGGTGTTAATTGTAATAAGATTTGCGCTAGTAGCGCCAGCGTTGGTTTGGGTTGTAGTGTCGTAAAAGTTTCCGTAGTAGCCTAAAGCGCCACCTGCGCCTGTAGCACCCGTAGCACCAGTTACCCCAGCGCCAGTATTACCTGTCGCTCCTGTGGCTCCTATAGGCCCTGTAGGGCCTGTAGAACCCGTATTACCAGCACCTGTGTTACCAGTCGCTCCTGTATTGCCCGTAGCGCCTGTATTACCTGTTAATCCAGTAGGGCCTGTAGGGCCTGTTGCACCTGTATTTCCGATAGCTCCTGTCGGACCAGTGTTTCCTTGGGAGCCTGTATTTCCTGTTGCTCCTGTGTTTCCTTGTGCTCCTGTGGCTCCTGTGACACCCTGCGCCCCCGTATTTCCAGTAGCGCCAGTGTTACCTTGTGCGCCAGTATTGCCCTGGGCACCTGTGTTGCCCTGTGCCCCTGTAGGGCCAGTTATTCCTTGGGCACCAGTATTGCCAGTAGAACCTGTATTTCCCTGAGCGCCAGTTGGCCCAGTAGAGCCAGTTACTCCAGTTGACCCTGTGGATCCAGTAGACCCTGTGCTGCCAACAGCACCTGTTGGGCCAGTAACACCTGTGGATCCTGTCGCTCCAGTGACGCCAATTGATCCTGTATTACCTTGGCTTCCAGTAGGTCCAGTTTGGCCAGTGCTACCTGTAGGTCCTGTTGGACCTGTTGATCCAGTTGATCCAATAGAACCCGTGGCTCCTGTATTTCCTTGGCTACCTGTTGATCCAGTTCCGCCAGTTCCGCCTGTAGATCCAATGGCTCCTGTGACACCTGTGTTACCTACCGTTCCTGCGTAGCCCTGTGGGCCTTGTGGACCAATTGGTCCAAGCTCAATGGTTAAAGTTTGTGTTGTGAGAACGTCAAAGACGTTTGTAGTAATTGGGATTTCAATTACGGAAATGCTATCAGGTGTGACTGACATTATTGAGTCACGCTCGCAGCCACTGTAAATGCACCCTGAAGAATCTTGTATGTAACGCCAGCTGTATTATCGGTAAGGTTAAGATCGTACAAGTAGTTGCCAGCTGTAAGGGCTGCTGTATCTGAAGCAGAAAGGTTGAGGTTAACTCGGCCATAGGCTGAGTCAATTGTAATCTTGCCATTGGATGTTGAAAGTTCAACAATGATGCCAGTGTCGGTAGAAGCACGAACCTGCATATCGGCGGTGTAGTTAGACAAAATAACTGGCACTCCGCCAATCTTCCAGACTGGGGCAAGTTGGAATGTGGTGCCTTGGTAAACTGTGATGTTGTATCTACCTGGATTCATCAAGGCTCCTTAGACTGTGGTGATGTTTGCGCCGTAACCAGCGTTAATCAAAATTGTTCTCTCTGGGTCGGTGATGATGTACTCATGCCCGCCGAGGTAGCAGTAATCTGCTGCTTGCGTTTCATCCACGCCTGGAGTTCTTTCACTTTTAACTGTTGTGCCGTATACAAGAATCGTATTGGCACGGGCAATTCTATAACGCCAGAACAATCGCGTGAAGCCTGCTGGGCCTTCTTC